TACGGGACTTTGGATAGACTGAGTTCTGTGGAAGAATGTGCCCGAAAGATGGGTGCTGCAGGGAAAAGAACAATAGCTGCAAATCACAATGACCATTTGGGGGTTTCTATGAAAATGCCCAAGACAATCATGGTTAAACAAGACGAAACCATACCGGCGAACAAAGATGTTGGAGGTTTTCCTACCATTAAACCACGTTGCATTACTGACTTAGATCCGAAATATCATTCTCGGACGACTCAGATTGCGAGGGCTTTGGCGGATCACTTCCATATGATTTGGAGTGAGTCGGTTTTGCACAAATTTGGTGGAGTTCCTGTACGGATTGTTTTCTGTTCTGGATATTCGGGAAAAATGTTGTCTTCGTTGGCAGCTTATCTCCTGGATTTCAGCGTAGTCACTATTTTGGTCAGTGGCGATGATTCATTCGTGAGTTTGGGGCCCAAGGGCTCTAAATGGAGAATGTTTTTGGAGGGAGATGCTTCTATGTTTGACCAGAGTCAAGACAGAGGGCCGTTGGATTTTGCGGCGAATGTCTGGATGAAGGCTTTGCGGTTGCCTGATACTTTTTTATCTACCTTATTGGATGCGTGCTCGAAGAGTTACATAGCCATGTGTGGAGCGTTGTCTGTTAGAGGCGAAGCTGGTGTCCAGTTGGGCACGGGGCTCACTATGACAACAGTTTGGAATTCTGTTAACAATGCCTTATTGTGGTTGTATTTGCTGCAGTGGGACTTTGAGGATTGCCAAAAACGCGCTCTCGACCTAGGCTTCTCTTTGAAACTTAAAGAGCACGACGAGATTTGGCAGGGCACTTTTTTGAAAGGTTGGTGGATGAAAGACCTTTCCGGTGGTTTCCAATGGGTTGTATTGCCCTCTGCTGTTTTGAAAATCGGCAAGGTGATGAATGACCCTCGGACAATTACTGCCGTAACGAAAGACGGAAAGAAACGTAGGTTTCCGGTGGATAAAGCATGTCGGATTGTTGCTTTCGGCGTAGCGTTGTCCTATGGTAACGTCCCTAAGAATTACCCAATTCTTGGGGCGTTTTTGAATGTCCTTTATTGTAAGGGGGAGTGGCACAAACTCCTTTTTACTAAACCTGTCTATAGTGAGTCGCAGTTGTATAAGTCTGTTACAGATGCGACGAACTTAGACCGAGAATTTTGTTTGATGGCGATGGCTGAGCGTTATAATGTAACCAAAAATGATTTGTTACGCGTCGAAGCATTGCTGCAGACTGTCTCGACCCTGCCTACTTATGTCGAAGATCCGGTATTTGACAAGTTGGTAGTGGTGGACTATGAATAAATACGTAGTTCAAGGCAACCTTAGAACGGGACATCCGACCCTGCCTT